TAATGTTTGGATGGAAGTAGACAAACACCAAGGGCTTTATTAGAATGTTAAAACATATAAATAACTATGATTGAATATAACCGTATTATGAGAACATATTAACTAACTCAAATTAAGAGGATAAAGCGATGGCATTTCAAGTATCACCAGGCGTCCAGGTCAAAGAAATTGACGCAACGGGCGTTGTTCCTGCCGTATCAACCAGTATTGGTGGATTCGCAGGGTCATTTAATTGGGGTCCAGTTGACGAAGTAATCACGGTAGGTTCAGAAAAGAATCTAGCTGAAATATTTGGTCAACCTACAGACGTCAATACCGCTAACTACTTTTTAACTGCTGCTGGATTTTTAAAATACGGCAGATCATTAAAGGTTGTTAGAGCAACCAGCGGTCACTTAAACGCGACTTCTGGTACATCAGGAGTACTAATTAAAAATAGTACTGATTATGAAACTAACCATGACGATGGTGCACCTGCTGCAGGTAACACTAACGCTATGGGAGGCTGGGCTGCAAAATACCCTGGCACACTAGGTAACAGCCTTAAGGTTGAACTTTGTGGACCAGCAGGATTTGCAGGCTGGGCATATAAAGGTAGCTTCGATTCAGCACCTGGAACATCAAATTACGCGGCAGACGTGCTAGGTAAAACTAGTGCATTGGACGAAGTCCATGTTGCTGTAATTGATACAACAGGCTTATGGAGCGGAACACCAAACACAGTTTTAGAAACTTTCCCATTCGTAAGTGTGGGATCAGACGCTAAAGCAGACGACGGCACAACTAACTATTACGTAGATGTTATTAATAACAGATCAAGCTACGTTTGGTGGTTAGCGCATCCAACTATTTCTAGCTCAAACATTGGAGCACCTATTGCTTCAACAGCAGCATACGTAGTTGGTTCAACAGTACAAACTAGATCATTAGCAGGTGGAGCTGACGATAACGCACCAACAACTGGTGAAATATCAACAGCATACGATCTTTTAGCAGACGGAGAAACAGTAGATGTTAATTTACTATTTGCTTATCCAGATGCTAGTGGAGCAACAATTGCTAATAAATTAGTTGCTATGGCTGCAGCAAGAAAAGACTGTATGGCTTTTGTTTCACCTCCTGTTGTTTCAACAGCAGGTATTGCACCAAGTACTGCATTAACTAATGTAACTACATGGGTCGGAACAGTAACTAAGAGTTCATACGGATCAGCAGATTCAGGTGCTTTATATGTGTACGATAAGTACAATGATAAGTATCGTTGGATCGGTGGCGCAGGTCACATTGCTGGACTATGTGCTGGTACTGATTTAGCAGCAGATGCTTGGTTCTCACCAGCTGGTTCGACTAGAGGTCAACTACTAGGTGTTACCAAATTAGCATTTAACCCTAATCTAGCACAAAGAGATGAGTTGTATAAGGCTAAGGTCAATCCACTCGTATCTTTCCCTGGAGAAGGAACAATATTATTCGGAGATAAAACTTTATCACCTAAACCTTCAGCATTCGACAGAATCAACGTTAGACGTTTATTCATCGTATTAGAGAAAGCAATTTCTACAGCTGCTAAGGGACAACTCTTTGAGTTCAATGATGAATTCACTAGAGCACAATTTAGGAATTTAGTAGAACCATTCTTAAGGGATGTTAAAGGCCGAAGAGGAGTTACAGACTTTAAAGTAATCTGTGACGAAACCAATAATACAGGACAAGTAATTGATTCTAATAGTTTTGTAGCTGATATCTTTATCAAGCCATCAAGATCTATTAACTTCATTACCTTGAACTTTATAGCAACTAGAACAGGCGTCGATTTTTCAGAAATCGCCGGCTCTAATTAAGGAGAAGTATAATGGCAATTTTAGGTATAGATGATTTTAAATCTAAGCTGACAGGCGGTGGTGCAAGACCTAACTTGTTTAAGGCTACAGTAAACTTCCCAAGCTATGCTCAGGGAAATGTGGAATTAACTTCATTCTTGTGTAAAGCAGTAGCTATCCCATCTTCTGTAATCGCTCCCATTGAAGTAAATTTCAGAGGAAGAAAGATGTCAGTAGCAGGTGATAGAACCTTTGAACCAGTTACATTAACTGTTATCAATGATGCTGCATTTGAAGTTAGAAATAGCTTTGAAAGATGGATGAATGGAATTAATCAGCACAACGCAAATACTGGATTATCAAACCCAACTGAATATCAGTCGGACGTAGTAATCGAGCAATTGAATAAGGCTGGAGAAACTGTAAAAACTTATAACGTAAGAGGATGTTATCCTACTAATTTATCTGCAATTGATTTAAACTATGATTCTGAGAACGCAATCGAAGAATTCACAGTTGAGATGCAGGTAACTTATTGGGAATCTGACACTACTTCTTAGTCGTATAAATAATAATATGGCAGGGACAATTGCGTCCCTGCTACTATTGTAAAGGTATAAACTATGGCAGAATTGTTCGGATTTGAGATTAATAGAAAGGTTAAAGAACCTATTAGACCTTCTTTTGTTCCTGACACAGAAGCAGAAGGAACTGGTGTAATTAGTACAGGTGGTCACTTTGGCCAATACCTTGATATTGATGGAGATAAAGTAAAAAACGAAAATGAGCTTATATTTAAGTATAGAGACATTTCCGTTCAGCCTGAATGCGATGCTGCTATTGATGATATTGTAAATGAAGCTATTACTGGAGACTTTAATGCAGCTCCTGTAGCAATTGTATTAGATAGATTAAAAATATCTGATAACATTAAGAAAAATATCAGAAAAGAATTTGATAATGTTTTAGAGCTATTAAATTTTAATAGTACTGGGCATGATATATTTAGAAAATGGTATGTAGATGGTAGATTACCATATCATATGATTATAGACGATAAAAACCCTAAGGCTGGTTTAAAAGAACTAAGATATATTGATCCTACTAAAATTAGAAAGATTAAAGAGATTGAAGAAGAAACTGATCCTAAGACGGGTGCAAAGTTAATTACAAAATCTCATGAATATTTCATGTTTCAAGATGTACATATGGATAGAGCGAATCAAGGACTTAAAATTCATCCTGATTCTATAGCATACTGCACATCAGGTATGTTAGATCCAAGCCGTAAAAGAATTTTATCGCATTTACAGAAAGCTATTAAGCCTGTAAATCAGTTAAGGATGATGGAAGACTCATTAGTTATTTACAGAATATCTAGAGCTCCTGAACGAAGAATTTTTTATATTGATGTAGGTAATTTACCTAAGGGTAAGGCTGAAGAGTACTTACAGAACATCATGAATAAGTATCGTAATAAATTAGTATACGATGCTAAAACAGGTGATGTAAAAGACGACAGAAAACATATGTCAATGTTAGAGGATTTCTTTTTACCAAGAAGAGAAGGTGGTAGAGGTACTGAAATATCTACACTTCCAGGTGGAGAAAACCTAGGGCAAATAGATGATATAATCTATTTCCAAAAGAAATTATATAAAGCTTTAAATGTTCCTATGAACAGATTAGAGCAAGAAGCACAATTTAGCTTAGGTAGAGCTACTGAAATAAGTAGAGATGAAGTTAAATTTAAGAAGTTTATTGATAGAATAAGAAAAAGATTTTCTGATATCTTCATGCAGGTATTAAAAACACAACTTTTATTAAAAGGTGTTATTACTAAAGAAGATTGGAGAAGCTGGAAAGAATATATAGCATTTAATTACATTGAGGATAATTACTTCAGTGAATTAAAAGAATCTGAAATCATTCGTGAAAGATTTGAAATGTTAGCTACATTAGATGAATATGTAGGTAAATATGTATCACACGAATGGGTACGAAAAAATATTCTTAGACAAGATGATGACGAAATCGAGGCACTTAAAACGCAAATGGATGCAGAAAAAGATGCTGGCGATGACGATGACCTTGATCTTGACTTATAAAAACTTATAAATATATAAACAAGAGGAACTGAAATGAGTAGTATAGAATCATTAATTGATAATTTAAAAGGTAACGATACTGTTAAAGCTAGTGAAAACTTTAATAGCATTATAGCCGATAAATTAAAAGATGCNCTCGATGCAAAAAAAATCGACTTAGCATCAACAATGACCGATCGAGCTTCTAAAGCTGAAGAGTCATAAAGGAACAACTATGAAGTTAATATCTGAATATACCGATAGTAATATCGAATGTTATACAGAAGCTACCAAAAATGGTGGCAAACAGCACGTTATCGAAGGCGTGTTTATGCAGGCCGATCAAAAGAACAGAAATGGTCGCATATATGAAAAACAAATCTTAGAGGCTGCGGTAGAAAAATACGTAGTCGAACAGGTGAAAAGTGGACGAGCAGTAGGGGAATTAAATCATCCTGAAGGTCCAACAATTAACCTAGATAAAGTTTCACATAAGATTACGGATCTCAGATTTGAGGGAAGTAATGTTATTGGAAAAGCATCAATTCTTAAAACCCCTATGGGACAAATCGTTGAAGGTTTGCTCGAAGGTGGTGTTAAGCTTGGTGTATCAAGTCGTGGTATGGGTAGTCTTGTACAGAAGAATGGTACTAGTTACGTGGGCAAGGATTTTATGCTTGCAACTGTAGATATAGTCCAGGACCCTTCCGCTCCAGAGGCATTTGTCAATGGAATTATGGAAGGTGTCGATTGGATATGGAATAACGGTATCTTAACTGCACAAGAAATTGAATCAATTGAGACTGAAATAAAGCGTACTCCTAAAAAGCATTTAGCTGAAGCAGAGATCAAAGCGTTTAAAAATTTCCTCTCTAAACTTTAATTCTTAATAGGAGAATATAAAATGTCATTAGAAGACGCAATTAAATCCACTGCTGTTGCAGAGGAAGAGGCTGTGTTAGACATCTCTGAAGATGCTGAGCTAAATTCTGAAGAAGAGCTCGTTGAAAACGAAGTTGGAAACGAGGAAGAAGCTTTAGAAGAAACAGTAACAGAAGCAAAGGTTAAGGAAGACGAAGATGAAGACGAAAAAGACGAAGAAAAAGTCGAAGAGTCTGCACCTGTAGTCCCTAAAACTAAAGCTGGTGTTATTAACGCTGCATTGGAGATGTTTAAAAAGGCCAAAAAAGAAGACGCGCAAAAGCTATATGCTAAATTGACAAAAGTAGAAGAATCAGAAGACGATGGATCAGTTGATAAAACAATTGATGCTGTTGCTAAAGATAAGAAAGCACCTAAAGCTAAGCTAGAGGCTGCTGACTATTCTGAAGATTTGGATATCTTAGTAGCTGAAGAAGCTACATTGTCAGATGGATTCCGTGTTAAAGCTGGTGCAATTTTTGAAGCTGCTTACGCAAGTAAAGTAGGTGCTGAGATTGATAGGCTAGAAGGCGAATACGCGCAAAATCTTGAAGAAGAAGTCGCTGATATTCAGAGCTCACTCGTAGAAAAGGTAGATTCATACCTTAACTATGTTGTTGAAAACTGGATGAAAGAAAATGAAGTAGCAGTAGAGACTGGACTAAGGTCTGAAATCGCTGAAGACTTCATGAATGCACTTCAGGTAGTATTCAAGGAACATTACATTGAAGTTCCAGAAGGTAAAGTTGATCTAGTAGATGAGTTATCATCACAGGTTGCTGAGCTAGAGGAATCACTCAATAAAACCACAGAAGAAAATATTCGTTTATACGAGTCAACTCAATCTTTAGAAAGAGCTGAAATCGTAAGAAGACATTCTTCAGGCTTGGCTGAAACTGAAGCTGAGAAGTTATCATCATTGGTAGAAGACATTGAATTCGATAACGCTGAATCTTTCGAAATGAAAGTATCAGTTGTTAAAGAGTCATACTTTAAACAAGATGTTAATGAATCAGTTGACGAAGTAAATGCTGCAATTGGAAACGAAGAAGCTGACGAAGTTCAGTCTATCTCTAGTTCAATGGCTGCTTACACTCAAGCTATAACTAAATCTATTAAATAAAACATAAACCTAAGGGGAAATAAAAAATGTTTAACGCAGATAAAAATCTAGTAGAGAAATGGACTCCTGTCCTTGATCACGAAGATGCTCCAAGCATCGGTGACAAGCACAAGAGAGCTGTTACTGCTAGACTCTTGGAAAACCAAGAACTCGCACTACAAGAAANCAGAGCACATTCTGATTTTCAAATTAATGAANCCGCAGCTAACGCTACTGGTTCTAACATTAGTAACTTTGATCCAGTATTGATCTCTCTTGTAAGACGTGCAATGCCTAACCTTATCGCATACGATATCGCAGGCGTACAACCAATGAACGGACCTACTGGTCTAATCTTCGCAATGAAGTCTAAGTACAGCACTCAAGGTGGTACTGAAGCATTCTTCAACGAAGCTGATACTGATTTCTCAGGAACTGGTACACATCAAGCTGATCCTACTGGATTGGTCGGTGTAGCTGATTCTGGAGACGCAGGTACTTCTATCGCTGATGAAGCTGATACTGTATCTACTTTCGGTTCTGCTATCACTACAGCTAATGCAGAAGCTAAAGGTACACACGTACCCGGTTCTGCTATCTCAAGTGCTAACCAATTCGGTGAAATGGCTTTCTCAATCGAAAAAGCTCAAGTACTAGCTAACTCAAGAGCTCTTAAAGCTGAATACACTATGGAACTTGCTCAAGATCTTAAAGCAATCCACGGTCTAGATGCTGAAGGCGAATTAGCTAATATTCTTTCTTCTGAAATCCTTGCGGAAATCAACAGAGAGATGGTTAGAACTATTCTTACTAAAGCTAAAATCGGTGCACTTCAAGCAAGTGTTGCACTTAAAGGTGTATTTAACGTTAATACTGATTCTGACGGAAGATGGATGGTTGAGAGATTTAAAGGTCTCATCATGCAACTCGAAAGAGAAGCTAACGTAATCGCTAAAGAAACAAGAAGAGGAAAAGGTAATTTTGTACTTTGTTCTTCTGATGTTGCTTCAGCACTAGCAGCAGCTGGTCTTTTAGACTACACTCCTGCTCTTTCAACTGACCTAAATGTTGACGATACTGGTAATACTTTTGCTGGTGTTCTTAACGGTAGAATGAAAGTATATATCGATCCTTATGCTACTAGCGATTTCGCTTGTGTAGGTTACAGAGGTTCAAATCCATACGACGCAGGTATCTTCTATTGCCCATACGTTCCTTTAACTATGGTTAAAGCGATTGGNGANAATGANTTCCAGCCAAGAATTGGATTCAAAACTAGATATGGAATGCAGCAGAACCCATTCGTGGGAACAGCTACAGGTGCGGGTACTAACCGTGTCAACCCATATTTCAGAATCTTTAGAGTAGACGGAATTATGGTTTCATCATAATCTGAATATTTTAATTCTGATGGAGAGGGGTCTTAGGATCCCTCTTTTTTTGTCTGAGTTCTATGCTAAAAGACTTATAAATAGTATTAGGAGATTATTATATGGCCACACTAACTTCAAATAAAAACTATTTAAGTCCTGTTGGATTTAAATTTACTATTGACAATCAATTGTACCCTAATTTAGAATACTTTTGTACTGCAGTATCTTTACCATCAATTAGTATTGCTGAAGCACCAATGCCTTTCAGAGGAGCTAATGTAGGGTTTACTGGAGACAGAATTACATTTGATGATTTAACTGTTAAGTTTAATATTACTGAAGATATGGATAACTATAAAGAAACCTTTGATTGGATTCATAATATAGTTAATGTTGGAGAGAAATTTAAATCTGATGCCATTTTAAGTATATTAACCTCACACAATAACGTAAGTAAAACTATTAGGTTCTCAGATGTTTTTCCTATTAGTTTAAGTGGTGTTGAATTTACAACAGGTGCTACTGAAATTGAATACTTACAAGCAGACGTAACTTTTAAATATACCTCGTTTGAATTTATATAATAACTACTATCATATATAGTAGTATAGGAAATTAATTATGTTAGATATTGAAAAAATATTAGAAATGTGGAAGAAAGACTCAAACATTGATGGAATGCAACTTGACGAATCTTCTAAAGACTCAGCAAAACTTCACGCAAAATACCTCGAATTTGTAACACACAATCGTTTAGATCTTAAGAAAAGAGAAATGGAATTTAAGGTCTTACTTAAAGATAAGTGGTTACACTACAACGGAAAAATGTCTAGAGAAGATATTGACGATAGAGGTTGGGATTACGATCCATTAAATGGATTAAAAGTATTAAAAGGGGATATGGATTATTACTACGATTCAGATCCAGATATTCAAAAAGCTCAAGCACGAATTGAATATCTTAAAACTACTGCAGACACATTAAAAGAAATATTAGATAATGTTAAGTGGAGACATCAGACTATTAAAAATATGATTGAGTGGAGAAAGTTTACTAGTGGTATTTAAATGGATATAGTGACAGTTAAGAAACTTAACGAAACCTTTATACAGATACTAACTGATCCTGGTATCGAGCAAGAGTTAACAGAACACTTCTGTTTTTACGTTCCAGGGTATAAATTCATGCCAGCGTATAAAAATAGGATGTGGGATGGTAAAATACGCTTGTACGATCTTAGGCGTAAGACGTTGTATGGTGGATTGTTCCAATACCTTAATGAATTCTGTGAAGTTAGGGACTACACCCTGAAGATAGAGGAAGATGAGTACTATTCAAGGCCTGATATTGAACAAATTATTGATATTGAAGGGTTTATGAGTGAATTACGGCCTAGCGTGAACGGTAAGGGTATTATCCCCCATGACTATCAACTTACGGCACTCTCGCTCTTGCTTTCGAAAACTAAAAGCCTTCTACTATCACCAACGGCTTCTGGAAAGAGTTTAATCATATATTTAGCTGTTAGATATTACCTAGAGACATATGATAACAAAGTCCTTTTAGTAGTACCAACAACGTCACTTGTTGAACAGATGTATTCTGATTTTAACGACTATTCTCAACTTGAGGATTGGAACGTAGAAGATAACTGCCATAGAATATATTCAGGTAAAGAAAAATATAATATAAAACCTAGGGTTATTATTACTACATGGCAATCAATTTATAAAATGAACCATGAATGGTTTGAACAATACGGCATGGTTATAGGCGATGAAGCACATTCATTTAAAGCTAAATCATTGACGTCAATATTAGAAAAATGTACTGAAGCTAAATATAGAGTAGGTACTACAGGAACACTTGATGGAACATTAACTCATCAGTTAGTTTTAGAAGGTCTGTTTGGACCTGTACATAAAGTTACAACAACCAAAGAGTTGATGGATAAGAACACATTAGCTCAATTAGAGATACAGGTATTGCTTTTAAAATACGCTGACGAGTATTGTAAACTTGTAAAGAAAATGAAATATCACGATGAGCTAGATTTTATCGTAAAGTACGAACCACGAAATAATTTTATTAGTAATCTAGCTTTAGATCAAGATGGAAACACACTTATATTATTTCAATTTGTAGAAAAGCATGGTAAACCATTACACTCGCTTTTACAAGATAAGATAAGTAAACTACCTCGTTCCGAGGAAAGGAAACTATTTTATGTCTCAGGAGAAACCGATGTCGATACTAGGGAGAAGATTAGATCAATCACAGAGCAACAAGATGATGCAATTATTGTTGCTTCCATGGGTACTTTTTCTACAGGGATCAATATTAAGCGTTTACATAATATCGTATTTGCTTCACCAAGTAAGTCTCAAATTAGGGTTCTCCAAAGTATCGGAAGAGGATTAAGAAAGAGTGCTGATGGTATAAATACTAAAGTGTACGATATTGCAGACGATCTACATTGGAAGAACAAAAAAAATTATACATTAGAACATGCAGGCGTACGAATTAGCATATATAGTAAAGAGAAATTTAATTATAAAATATTTGAGATAAAAATTTAATGGACATATCAGTAAGACAATTTAAATTATATAGTGGCGAAGACATTATTGCTTTGGTTAGCAAAGTCGATGGTGAAAATTATATTGTCGAAAGACCATTTAGACTTATTCAAAACTTGATAGGTCAATACCAATTAACCCCATGGTTTCAATTTTCAGACCAAACACTATTTAAAATATTACGATCAAGAATTATTCATTCAGCTGAAATAAGTAAAGAAATAAGAGAAGCCTATATTAGTATAGCTTCACAGAAAAGAACTTTAGAGACGCCTGTCGGCGATTCGGACACTGAAGGTTTAGAAGAATATGTTAAGATGTTAAAAGACATCGATCCTAATAACGATATAGAAGATTCCCTTGATGATGAACCAAAAGAACGAACAATACATTAGCTTTATATTACCCTCCCTCGGAACCACTCTATTATTATACCACGTTTNCTGTAATTTGTACAGGACTTTCTGCAANAAAAGGCAATTAAAATGATANATAAACCTGATCAAAATGAGATGATGTTTTGCGATTATAGAATACATCGAAAGAATAATGCATTAGTAATCGATAAAGATCTTAACATTCAAAAGTTTTTTAACTTTAATGATGGGGACACCCTACGCGTTAGCGTTAATGAAACAGACGATGGATTAATGCAAACAACATTCACAAAACTATGTACAAATGAATGATTTTATGGTATAATAGTACCTATACAACATTAATAATGGAGATTTAACTATGGCAGATCCAAAGCAAAAGCCACACTATATTAATAACAAAGAATTTTCACTCGCTGTAGTTGATTATGTTACTAATAAAAATAAGTTGGAAGAAGAAGGTAAAGAAACCCCTAAGGTTACTAACTATATTGCCTCTTGCTTCTTAAAAATATCAGAAGGTTTATCCCACAGACCAAACTTTGTAAGATACACATACAGAGAAGAAATGGTTATGGATGCAGTAGAAAATTGTTTAAAGGCTATTTCTAATTACAATATTGAAACAGCAACAAGAACTGGAAAGCCAAACGCATTTTCATATTTTACTCAAATTTGCTACTTTGCGTTTATTCGTAGAATTACAAAAGAGAAAAAGCAACAAGATATTAAATTTAGGTTTATTGAAAGAATGGGTATTGAAGATTTTGCTCAAATGGGAATGGATGATGCAGGTGCACAACAAACCATGGAGTATATCGATACATTAAGACAAAGAATTGCTAAGGTTAAAACTTCTGACGAAAAGATTAAGAAGTTTGCTAAGGCAGAAAAAGATTTAGAAAAACTAGAATTATTTATGGTATAATATGAAAGTAGCTATTTTAAACGATACACATTGTGGTGTAAGAAATTCATCAGATATATTTTTAAACTATCAAAGAAGATTTTATGAGGAAATATTCTTTCCTTATTTAAAAGAACATAATATTAAACAAATACTTCACTTAGGTGATTACTACGAACATCGTAAATTTGTTAATTTTAAAGCTCTTAACCAAAACCGTAGAGACTTCTTAGAACCAATGAGAGATGCTGGTATTACTATGGATATTATACCTGGTAATCATGATGTGTACTTTAAGAATACTAATGAGCTTTGTTCTCTAAAAGAATTACTAGGCTATTTTACATCTAATGTTAATATCATTATGAAGCCTAAAGTATTAGATTANGCTGGTTGCGGTATTGCAGTAATACCATGGATTAATAATTCTAACTATGCTGAATACACAAAGTTTCTTAAAAACTGTAAGGCTTCTATAGTAGGAGCTCATCTTGAGTTAAAAGGTTTTGATATGATGGCAGGTATATCTAATCCTCACGGTATGGACTCTGATATATTCCAAAGATTTGAATTAGTACTCTCAGGACATTTTCATACTAAATCATCTAGAGGACCAATTCATTATCTTGGTGCACAATTTGAATTTACATGGGCAGACGTCGATGATCCAAAATATTTTCATGTAATAGATACAGAAACGAGAGAGATTACACCAGTGCGTAATCCTATTACAATGTTTAAAAAGTTTGTATATGACGACGAAAATCATGATTATTCTAACATTGATATGGAACAATTTAAAGAAAAGTTTGTTAAGATTATAGTATTAAATAAAAATGATCTATACATGTTCGATAAATTTATCGACAAGTTGCAATCTATTGAAACATACGAATTAAAAATAGCGGAAAACTTTGAAGAATTCTTAGGAGATAGCGTTGAGGACGATAAAGTTTCCCTTGAAGATACTACTGNNNTANTAGANTCNTATGTTGAAGCNGTCGANACTGANTTAGANAAAGATCATTTAAAANTTGAATTGAGAAAGCTTTACACTGAAGCTCAGAACCTAGAGGTAGTATGATAAATTTTAAATACGTAAAGTGGAAGAACTTTTTGTCCACTGGAAACGAATTTACAAAGATACAATTAGATAAAACACCATCAACACTTATAGTAGGATCAAACGGCGCAGGTAAATCTACATTACTAGATGCATTATCATATTCCTTATTTGGTAAAGCTCATAGAGATATTAAGAAAGACCAATTGGTTAATTCCATTAATAAAAAAGGCACCGAAGTAGAAGTTGAATTTGAAATTGGTGGAATAGATTTTAAAGTTAGAAGAACTATTAAACCTACTAAGTTTGAAATATACCAAAACGGGAAAATAATTAACCAAGCAGCAAATGCTAGAGATTATCAAAAGTTCTTAGAACAAAATATACTTAAACTTAACCATAAATCATTTCACCAGGTAGTAGTACTTGGTAGCAGTTCCTTTATTCCTTTTATGCAATTACCACCATGGTCACGCAGAAAGGTTATTGAAGATTTACTAGATATTAACATTTTTAGTAAAATGAATGGTTTATTAAAGGAAAGAAATTCTAAAATAAAGGATGAACTAGTAGATTTAGATCATAACCTAGAACTAGTAAAATCTAAAATCCAAAGCCAAACTAAATATATTAAAGATCTTCAAGGTATTAACCAAGATATGATCGATGCTAAGTATTCTATGATGAAAGAACATAAAACAGAAATACAAGGATATATTAGTAAGTCTTCAGAGCTTGGAGAAAATTTATCTACAAATCTAAAAGAAATTAATAGATCATATGCAGTTACTGATTCTGATATTAGACAGCTTCAAAGAAAAGAACATGAATTAACTGATAAAATAAAAGGCATGGTAAAAGAAGCTAGATTCTATGAAGACAACGATCACTGTCCTACATGTGATCATGCCTTAGAAGATAGTTTTAAAGAATCTAAACTTACTCAGATTAAAGAAGAAGCTAATAAAATTCAAAATGAAATGTCCAAGGTTGTAAAACAAGTTGGTTTCTTAGAAAAAGAAGCAACTGTCGCAAAAAAGACAATCGAGAATTTACTTAAAAGACAAAATCAAATAACTACAAATAACGAAGCTGTAAGTTTACTACAAAAAGAAATTGATAAAATCCAAAAAGATATTAGAAGTCTTAATGGCCAATCAGGTGATATAACAATAGCAAAGACTGACCTATCCGACCAAAGAGAAAAGAAAGATACTATGACAGAAAAGAAATTGTCATATGTAGAAGAAAGAACATATAATGAAGTCATAGGAGAAATGCTTAAAGATACTGGAATTAAAACTAAAGTAATTAAACAGTATTTACCTGTAATGAATAGATTTATAAATCAGTATTTGCAAACACTAGATTTCTTTGTAGCTTTTCATTTAGACGAAGCTTTTAATGAAACTATTAGGAGTCGTCATAGGGATGCATTTAACTATTCATCATTCTCAGAAGGTGAAAAACAAAGAATCGATTTAGCCTTATTGTTCACATGGCGAATGATAGCTAAAATGAAAAATTCAGCTGCTACTAACTTATTGGTTTTAGATGAAACATTTGATTCATCATTGGATCTTGATGGTATTGATAACCTTACTAAAATCCTAAATACACTAGAGGAAGGAACCAATGTGTTTATTATATCACATAAGGGCGATGTTCTAGAGAATAAATTTAGGTCTAAAATAGAGTTCTATAAAGACAGAAACTTTTCTAAAATAAAGTAATTTATATAAAAGTGTAACATAGGCTAATTATTTTGCAAATAAATGCAAATAACCCTGTACAATCCACCATGATCCTGGTATAATGGTTATATAGATTAAGGAGATAAGGATTATGAAACAAGGTTTAATTTTACACCACATCGCTACAGGGATCATTCAAGAGGTTCCTTTAAACGGCAAAGAGATGCAATTGGCTATGGATAAAGGCCCTACTATAAATGATAGCTGGGACTTAATGGTAGCTTCAGTGGCCTCTAGGTCAGACATTACAATCAACGACGGCAACTGGGATTTAGAACAAATCGTAGTTAATGGCGTTTCAAAGGTAGCACATTAATGAATAATAGTTTAGCAAAACTTCTAGCAACAGAAAATATCACGGTACAAGTTGGTAATTATAATACTGCTTGGTTTGATATTAAATCCAGAGTACTAGGTCTTCCTGATTGGAAGGACATGTCAAAAGACGTTGAAGATCTTTTTATAGGTCACGAAGTAGGTCATGCATTATTTACTCCATACGAAGGCTGGCACGATAGCCCAGAAAAATTAAAGGGATGTCCTAGGTCATACATTAATGTAGTTGAAGACGCTAGGATCGAAAAAAACATTAAATCAAAATATCCTGGATTGGTTGGACCAATGGCAAGAGGATATACTTCATTAGTAGCTAAGGAATTCTTTGGTGATCTTACTGATATTGATTGGGATAATGTAAAACTCATTGATAAAATTAATCTTAAAGCTAAGATTGGTACACTATTAGATGTTCCAATGAATTCAGAAGAATCAACATTATATAACGCTACAATGGTTACTGAATCATTCGAAGACGTTTTAAATGTTGTTAGAGATATCTTAGCTTATACTAAAGAAAACCAAGAAGATCTAATTCAAAAACCAGAGTCGCTTCCAGACTTTGATGAAAGCGATACTGAAGAAGAAAATAACGATCCTACTAGTCAAGGTCATGACGATTTTGAAGAAGATGAAGAAGATAGCTCGAGCTCAAACGATGGTGATAATCCAAGCGAACAAGACGAGAATACTCCTTCATCTACTTCATCTAACGACGAAGCAGTAGCTTCTCCTTTACCAGTGCATAATGATGAAGATGTATCTATTACAGATGAAATCTTTAGAGCAAAGGAAAAGGATTTAATACCTGAGTCAGCAAATACATTTTATGCTAATGATATCAAGGACGTTACACCCTTTATTATTCCATTTAAAGATTTAATGGTTGAAAGAAAAAAGGTATTAGAAAGTTTTAATTATGAATTCGACGATGGAACTGTTAATAAAAAACAACTTCTTACAATGAAAATGGAAGTAGAGTTTAAAAAGTACTTAACTAAAGTTAAGAAAGCAGTTCAACCAGCAGTAAAGGAATTCGAGCAAAAGAAAGCTGCGCATCAATGGCAGTATGCTACTACAGCAAAAACTGGTAGACTTGATGTTAACAAATTACACTCATACAAAATATCAGAAGACATTTTTTCACAAACGACTAACCTAGCCAATTCTAAAAATCATGGAATGTTTATGTTAATTGATTATTCTGGATCAATGTCAGGTGTTTTAAGTAATGTACTAGAGCAATTAATTCATAGCATTATATTCTGTAAATCAGTTAATATACCATTTGATGTATATGCATTTACAACTGGTGGAAATCACAGCTATGAATCTTATAGAGATGGTGATTTTAATATGGATAATCTATCAATGCCTCAGCTTATTCATTCAGATCTTAAAAAGAATGATTTTGAATTAGCTTTAAAATATCTTTATGCTAGAATGGAATGTGCTAGAGGATCTCATGATTATTCAATATATGCTAGATGCGAAGAATGGGGATCAACTCCTTTAAACCATGCTCTAGTTTGTTCACACAAATTAATTAGAAAATTTAAAGCAATAAAAAATCTAGAAAAAGTTAACCTTATGTTAATCACAGATGGCGATACAAACAGATTGAGTATTATTGAAGATAGATCTCTTAGTGACAAGAAGCTTCCTTCTTCTAACTCATACTATGGTTATGATGCTGCAATTAAAACTACTATTGACGGCAAAAGAGTAACACTAGCTGGAAGAGGTGTTACTGGTACTAAAAGTCTTTTACAAAATCTTAAGAAAAGATACGGAGTTAACGTTATAGGATTTTATATTGCTGATTCTAGAGGCGATTTAAATAGTGCTATATTCTCAAGTTATAGAGATCAAAATAAAGATGCTAATGATTGGGATACTAGTTTTGATAAGCATAAGAAAATCAAGTTAAAGGAAAGAAACAAAAATAAATGTATCGAGTACAAAAACAGTAAAGGCTACGATAATCTCTATATTGTGTTAGACAAAGAGTTTAGTACAAACGAAGACGAATTCGAAGCCACTTCTGATCAAACTAAAAGCCAAATAACAAGAGCATTTAAAAAGTATAGCTCAAGTAAAAAGGTTAATAAGAGTTTGATGAGTAAATTTGGCCAAGCAGTAGCATAGTGATACTTAGGCTAATTATTTTGCAAATAAATGCAAATAACCCTGTACACTGTGCACTAGCTATGGTATAATAGTTATATAAATTGATAAGGAACTATATTATGAACGTAAATACAAACACAATACTAAAAAGCTTAATGGAAACATATCCAGATAGCACTGTCTTTAAAAAAGCAGAAATCGTATCCATAGCAAATTCGCTAGGATTTAAAAAGAGTGATTATTCACCTCTAACTTTAACTGATAACAGGACCGATGTCAGAGGTCAATACGATCTTTCAGCTGTTATCATTCCAATGAGGGAATCTAATACAATGGCTAAAACATCACCAACAGTAGTTGGAATGCAATCAATAGTAAATGAAGAGAAAACATTCGCTTCAGTTGATCCTACATTCGTACCATGGGGTGCATATTCAGACGTCGTTAAAGTCGTTAAATCTGAAATGTTCTATCCTATCTATGTGTCAGGTTTAAGCGGTAATGGTAAAACCTTTATGGTCGAACAAGCCTGTGCTAAAGAAGGTAGAGAGTTTATTAGAGTGCAAATTAATCCAGAGACCGATGAAGACGATTTAATTGGTGGATTCAGATTGATCAATGGCGAAACGGTTTTCTCCAAAGGCCCAGTTTTAAAAGCTATGGAGAACGGAGCAATTCTTCTCCTAGATGAAATTGATAGAGCTACTAATAAGATCATGTGTCTTCAGGGAATCCTAGAAGGTAAGCCAGTCCTAGTTAAGAAAACTGGAGAGGTAGTTAAACCTACTAATGGATTCAATGTAATAGCAACTGCTAACACAAAAGGTAAAGGGTCAGACGATGGAAGATTCACAGCAGCTTCTATCATTGATGATGCTTTCCTAGAAAGATTCACAATATCAATCGATCAAGCATTTCCATCAATATCAGTTGAAAAGAAAATTGTTAATAACCACATGAAAAAATTTGGAGAAGTCGACAGTGATTTCGCTGATAACCTAGTGGGATGGGCCGACATCATAAGAAAAACTTTCTATGATGATGGGGTCGATGAGGTTATTTCAACAAGAAGGTTATGTCATATCGCACAAACATTCTCGATCTTTAAAGATAAAATGAAATCAATCGATTTATGTATATCAAGGTTTGACGATGACACAAAAGCAGCATTCCTAGATCTTTACAGTAAGGTCGATGCAGGTATAGAAACAATTACTGACGAGGATTATAATGGCGAAACAGATCAACTATAAATTTAACGAAGGAGCTCTAATTAAAGAGCTTCAAGCGTATATCGATTCTACGTACGATGCACATTATGGGCAAGGGGGATTACAATCCTCTGAGGTTATAGTGGATCGTGGACATGGTCTAGGATTCTTCCTAGGTAATGTCGATAAATACAATGCAAGGTACGGGAAAAAAGGTGATGTGAAAGACCACCGAAAGGATCTTATGAAAGTATTGCATTACGCATTACTTGCTCTCTATGAGCATGATAGGATTAATTCAAACTAACTATGTACATTATGCTAAAAGTATGGTATAATATACTATTAATTAAAAAGGTAATATTATGAATATAACAAACGATACTCTCAAGGTATTGAAAAACTTTGCTACCATTAATCCTAACATTGTGATTAAACCTGGTGGTCAACTAAAAACAATTTCTGAAGCTAAAAACATTATGGCTATCGCTGATGGCACTGATGATTTTCCTACAGAGTTTGGAATCTATGATCTTAATGAATTCTTATCTGTTTCAAATTTGGTACAAGATCCAAACTTTGATTTTCAAGATAAAAACGTTAAGATTACTTCAGGTGGTAACACTGTAACATATTTCTTTTCAGAACCAGAGATCTTAACGTCTCCTTCTAAAGAAATTACAATGCCAGACACTGAAGTTGGAATTTCCATTACACAGGAAGTTTTATCACAGGTTCGTAAAGCAGCTGCTGTACTTGGACATACTGAAATGTCTATTAAAGGTAGCGGCGGTAAAGTAACACTATCAGTAGTTGATAGTTCAGATGCTACTGCTAACTCATTTGATATTGAGCTCAACGACAATAACGATTGTACTGAAGAGTTTAATTTCATCGTAAATATTAATAATCTAAAATTGATCGAAGGTGATTACTTTGTGAATATCAGTTCTAAACTAATTTCACAATGGACATGTTCATCAATGGCAGTTAAATATTTTATCGCTTTAGAGAAAGCGTCAACATTTGGCGTATAAATATAATGGTATATTATATACGCAATAGGAATTCTCATAAATTTTATGAGGATATAGTGTAAGATGCGGATAACCGGTCTTACTAATTATAGTCTAACTTTGATCAAAGGAGAAACAAAATGACTAATCAAGTAGAAACTCAAGCTGGTGAGCAACAAGAACCAGTACAACTAAGTCTTCAGGACATCTCAACTTTTGTGCAGATAATTGATATCTGTTCTAAAAGAGGTGGCTTTGAAGGTCAAGAAATGGAAGCTATTGGCGGTCTTAGAAATAGAACTGTCACATTCCTAAATCAAGCATCTGAAGCCCAAGGCAAAGAAGCTCCGGAAGGAATGGTTCCAGAAGCAGATCCAGAAGTGGTAACTGCTGAAGAAGTAGCAGAATAGTTGAAAGATTAGCCTATTGCGGAGGTGGCTCCTCCGTATTTTATTAATTTTATTATGAAGGATTTATTATGGATCGCAATGAAAAAGCGCGCTTAATCGAAGCACTAAAACGAGGTTCTGTTACAGTAACCTTTCAAAAAATTGACTCAGACGAAATTAGAGTCATGCCATGTACTCTCAACCCCACAGTTCTAAAAGCTAATGGAATTCAATCTGTTATCGAAAACATCGATCCTAACACAGATCACATCGCTGCTTGGTCTCTCGACAAAGACGCATGGAGATCGTTTAGATTGGATACTGTCCTTGGTTGGGAGGTACTATGATGCAAGAATTTCTTTGGGTAGAGAAATATCGTCCACAAACAATTAGTGATACAATTTTACCAAATTCAATTAAGAAAACTTTTGAAGATATTGTTAAAGGGGGTGACTTACACAATATGCTTCTTACCGGCTCAGCCGGCCTTGGTAAAACTACAGTCGCTAAAGCATTGTGTAACGAGTTGTCATTAGATTTTATTATAATTAATGGCTCCGAAGAGGGTAACATTGATACTCTCAGAGGTAAAATCAAGCAGTTTGCTTCATCGGTATCATTACAGGGTGGCTATAAAGTAGTTATCCTTGATGAAGCAGACTACTTGAACCCACAATCAACACAACCAGCTTTGCGTGGATTCATAGAAGAATTCTCAGGAAACTGTAGGTTTATATTAACATGCAATTTCAAAAACAGGATTATTGATCCACTTCATTCTCGATGTACAACCATTGAGTTTAATGTACCTAAAAAATCAATGCCAAAACTCTGTGATCAATTTCTTAATCGCTGTGAATATATTCTAAAACAAGAAAATATTACTTACGATCGTAACGTTGTTGCAGAACTTATTATTAAACATATGCCCGACTGGCGTAAAGTTTTAAATGAGTTACAGCGATATAGTACCAGTGGAACAATTGATACTGGAATACTTGTAACGCTTTCTGATGTATCTATTAGTGATTTAATGGAACATCTAAAACTTAAAAACTTTAAACTTATGCGACAATGGGTTGCAGACAATATTGACACAGAACCAGCTTCACTCTTTCGTAAAGTTTACGATAACATGAATGAATATGTTGATCCTCAAAGTATACCGCAACTGGTACTTATTTTGGCCGATTACCAATACAAGAATTCATTTGTTGCTGATCACGAGTTAAATATGGTTGCATGTTTAACTGAAATAATGGCTGGAGTAAAATTCAAATGATTAAACCAAATTTATTTAGAAGATCTACAATGTGGATCGTAGATAGCTGGAGAAACGTAATGGATGTTAGATATAATCCCTTAAAGTATGTTCCAGACCCAAGCTTACAAGCATATTTTATGTTAGTACTATTTGTAATGTGGAGTGCATTCTTTGGCTTAATAGCTATATACTATATAGGATTTATTAACTATAGCATTGTTGCAAGTATTTTAGTTCATGCCGCAATATTAATACCAATCGTAATAACTAATGCAATCTTTGTAGATGCCGAAAGAGATGGACATGCATGGTTAGCTGAATGGCGAGAAGAACAATCAGTTTACAAAATATTTCTAAGTAGAACTTCTAAGGGAGTTAGAATACTTTGGGATATTGACAAGGAAGCATAATGAGTAATCCCTTTGATTATCTAAAAGCAATTAATAATTCTAAAAAGAATATTATCGTAGACGACTTATCTGAAAACGAGTATAATGCCTTTATGGTAAATAGAGGTTTATCATTTTTTCCTGATACTGTTCTTATGGCTAATGAAATGAATATATCACATCATTTAGATAGCAAGCTTCAATTCGATTTTCTTATAAATATTATTAAGAAAAAGAGTAGATTTACTAAATGGTCTAAGAAGACTGACATAGCAAATCTTGAAGTAATTAAACAATATTATGGATATAGCAATGAAAAAGCTAGATCTGTTTTATCATTATTCAGCAATGACGAAATTGCTGATTTGAATCAAAGGATTAGTAAAGGTGGAAGAACTAAATAACAGCCCAATACAAGATTGGACACCTGGTTCGATGCTAGAAGTATCACTCAATGAACCAGACGATTTTCTAAAAGTAAGAGAAACATTAACCAGAATTGGAGTGGCTTCTCGCAAAGAAAGTAAACTATATCAATCGTGTCATATTCTGCATAAGCAGGGTAGATACTTTATTGTACATTTTAAAGAATTATTTCTATTAGATGGAAAACCATCCAATCTATTAGAAAACGATGTTCAGCGACGCAACACAATTGCAACGCTGTTATCAGATTGGGGGTTGGTCTCTATGATTGAACCTAATCTGTTTAAGGACGTAGCACCTTTGAGACAAATCAAAGTGATACCACACAAAGATAAAGCTCTTTGGGAATTATGTCCAAAATATAACATAGGAAACACAAACTAACTTCCTAAGTTGTATAAATAAACGTGGATGCCGAATAATCGGGTCCATATATTAATCTTGCTTTAAATAGGAGAAACTAAAATGGTAAGAAATGCAATGAACGTGCCGCGTTCCCTCTTTATTGGATTTGATCCAATATTAAACGAACTTGAAAGAATCCACCAAGCTGGAAGATCTCAAGATAATTACCCTCCACACAACGTTGTGAAAATCGATGACGATAATTTCAATATCGAACTTGCAGTTGCTGGATTTTCTAATGATGATATTTCATTAGAAGTAAAGGACGGTATTCTTTTAATAAAAGGTCAACATAATGAAGACGATGAACGTGAATATGCACATAAAGGTATATCATCCCGCAAATTTGAGAAGTCCTTCCGACTCTCAGAATTTGTCGTAATAGACGGGGCTAATCTAGTGAACGGAATACTTGTGGTTAACGCCAGAGTTGAGGTTCCAGAAGAGAGGCGTCCTAGGAAGATCGAAATCGGGTCTGCTGGGGCATCAAAGAAGAAGGAATTTATTCAAGAATAGATTCCGGTGAGCAGCGAAAACTCAGTGGATTGTTTTAACAATTTACTGGAGTCATAAAATGGGTTACATACGTAAGCACAAAGATGACATTAGGGCTGGATTCGAACTTGTAGAATTTGCAATGATAGGGATAGGAATTTTATTAATATCCCCGGTCATTATCTACCTGCAGATGAATTCGTTTTAATGTGTGAAGACTGAATGGGGGATTCGTCCCCCATTTTTATGTGTACATTATGTTTAAACTGTGATATAATATGTACACGTTAATTTAATATGGTTATACTATGAACATGAAATTCTACACGAACGTTTCTCGTTACGGGAACTCACTCCTATATCGTGGGTACAAAAACGGCAAAAAAATTCAAACTAAAATAAAATATCAACCTACGTATTTTGTTAACACTCCTAAACCAACTCCCTTTAAGGCACTTGACGGCACGAAAGTATCACCAATACAATTTGATTCTATGCGCGATGCTAAGGATTGGTTACAAACAAATCAACAAACCGCTGGAAGGCATATCTTTGGGAACAATAAACATATCCCAGCATTTATTAATGACGAATTCCCTGGAGAAATTAAGTTTGATCGTAACTTAATTAACGTAACAACAATTGATATTGAAGTACAATCTGACGCTGGATTTCCGGATCCTGAACATGCAGCGCATGAAGTAACGGCAATCTGTATGAAAAATAATATTGATAATACATTCTATGTCTGGGGTCTAAAACCTTATGATGTAGAAAATAGCTTAATGCAAGAAAACCGTGTTGTCTACAAACAATGCGCATCAGAATCTCAACTACTACTCGAGTATATTGCGCATTGGGCTTTACCTTCGCAATGTCCAGATGTTATTACCGGTTGGAATTCAAGGTTTTTTGATATGCCATACTTAATAAACAGAATCATTAAGATACATGGTGAAGAGTTTGTTCGTAGATTATCGCCTTGGGGATTAATAGACCGTCGCGATGTTAATACAATGCAACGTAAACAAATGGCATACGATATTCAAGGTATTGCTCAAATGGATTACCTTGATTTGTTTCGCAAATTTGGATATTCATATGGTCCTCAGGAATCATACAAGCTAGATCACATTGCAAATGTTGTTCTTGATGAACGTAAGCTTTCGTACGAAGAGCATGGCAACTTACACACTCTTTACAAATATGATCATCAAAAGTTTATTGACTATAATATTAAAGACGTAGATTTAGTAGATCGCTTTGAAGATAAGATGGGACTTATTACTTTAGCATTAACTATGGCTTATCGCGGCGGAGTAAATTACAGCGATGTTATGGGAACTACTGCGATATGGGATGCTATCATCTTTAGAAATCTTTATGCAAATAATGTAATTATTCCTTTTGCTGAGGAAAAGTTTAAATCACCATATCCTGGTGGTTATGTAAAAGATCCTCAAGTTGGTATGCATGAATGGGTAGTTTCATTTGATTTAAACTCACTATATCCATCGCTTATTATGCAATACAATATGTCTCCAGAAACTATTATTAGTGGCAAAGTTGCAAATGTGAATGTTGACAATTTACTTACAGGACAACTAAAACCTAAAATAGAAGACGGCGAATGTTGTTCAGCTTCTGGCCAATACTTTAAAACCGATGAACTTGGCATTTTACCTAAAATAATTAATGAAATGTATAGTGAACGTGTTGTCATTAAAAGACAAATGATTACATCTCAAAAAGAATTAGAAAGAGTCGATAAGAATGACAAGCAAGAATTATACAGAGTTCAACGCGATATTGCAATTGCAGAAAATCAGCAGATGTCTATTAAGATTCTACTTAACTCACTTTATGGTGCTTTAGGCAATAAGTATTTTAGATTCTTTGATCAGCGTATTGCAGAAGGAATTACTTTATCGGGTCAGTTGACTATTCGTTGGGCTGAAGAAGCAATTAATAAATACCTGCAATCAGTTCTTAAAACTAAAAAAGATTATGTATTAGCAATCGATACAGATTCTGTCTATGTAGTCCTTGACGATCTTGTATCTGCAGTTAAGCCTAAAAATCCATTAGAATTCGTAGATACTGTTTGTAAAGAAAAACTAGAAGCTGTATTAGAAGAAAGTTATGGAACACTGTTTAATATTATGGGTGGTATTGAAAACCGAATGGTAATGAAACGAGAAGCAATTGCTGATCGTGGCATCTGGACAGCAAAAAAGCGTTACATCTTAAATGTACTTGATAACGAAGGCGTACGATACGCGGAGCCTAAACTTAAAATCATGGGGATTGAGGCTATTAAATCATCAACACCAGCACCGTGCCGTGAAGCACTAAAGCAGATCTTCAAGACTATAATAGCCGGTTCTGAGAAAGAAGTTCAAAGTAACATAGAAATCTTTAGAACACATTTTAAAACTCTACCACCAAACGAAATCGCATTCCCTCGAGGAATTACTAACTTGACTCAGTTTCAAGATAAACAAACGATATATCGAAAAGGTACGCCGATTCATGCACGCGGTGGAATTCTATACAATAAGCTTTTAAAGGATATGTCTTTAGGACAGCAATACAACAAAATTCAAAATGGCGAAAAGATCAAGTTTATCTATTTGCGTACACCAAATCACATNAANGAAAATGTAATATCGTTCCTTGATTATCTTCCTGAAGAGTTTGGTTTACATCGCTATATTGATTTTGATAAACAATTCAACAAAACCTTCTTAGATGTTATCGATCCGATTCTATCAGCCGTAGGCTGGAACTCGAAAGAGATTGCGACACTCGAAGAATTCTTTTAAAATAACTGTGTACATTATATGCAAAGTGTGTTATAATAGACCACATAACGGAGAAAAAAAATGCAATTAGTAAGACTAACCTCGGGAGAGGAAATCATCGGTCAAGTCGAAGAATCAGAAAATACAATCGCAATTAGCGAAGCGTATTCTATGGTATCGACAGAACCAGGTAAAATCGGATTTATTCCATTTATGGCATACGCCAAAGATGAAAGGATCGTAATTCAACGTCAATTTGTAATGATGATTTTAGAACCTGTAGACGAATTAGTAGATCAAATCAGATCTATGAGAAGCGGTATAGTAACAGCTAAACAAGGAATTATAGTATAATGAGTAATAACTGGGTAAAAGACATCGAAACGATGCAAGACAAATTCGGCACTTTGGACTGGATTTTTGATAATAAAACAGATAAAGCAAAACTAAAAACTTTTTTAGAGTTTCGCATTAACTTCTTACAGGAAGAACTTGACGAAACCAAAAAGGCATTTGATACTTTAGATGGTGAAGAACTAGTAGATGGATTAATTGATCTATGCGTAGTAGCCATCGGAACCTTAGACGCGTTCGGAATAGATGCTCATAAAGCATGGGACGAGGTTCTTAAAGCTAATATGTCAAAGCAGGTTGGTGTAAAAGAAGGCCGACCAAATCCACTAGGACTTCCAGATCTCATGAAACCCGAAGGTTGGAAAGCTCCATCACACGCAGGAAACCATGGTATCTTTAACGATATTCGATAGTATATACGACAACAAAACAATCAAGCGAGTTGATTACAATTCATTTGATGATTTTGAAAAAGTGTTATACAAATTGGCAAAAAGTGATAAGTATCAAAAGAAAGCTGATGCTCCCTTAATATCACCTGCCACATATAAGACCGGAACCACTCGAGCTAATACGAATGTCATTAGTTGGGGTGGTTTCGGCATTGTCGATGTAGATGACTATGAAGGTTCAATTGAAGATATTCATGAAAAATATTCAAAATATAAATATGTTTGCTATTCTACGGCAAGCTCAACCAAGGCACATCCAAAGTTTAGATTGGTATTTCCATTAACTGAATCAGTTCCGGCTGATAAAATTAAACACTTTTGGTTTGCTTTAAACAAAGAAATAGGAGACATCGCAGATGCTCAAACAAAAGACCTCAGTAGAATGTATTACGTCCCCTCACAATATCAAGGTGGGTACAACTTTATATTCACACACGACGGATCAATCATGGATCCGAATGAGCTCATGGAAAGACACCGATACGTTGTCACAAATGAATCGTTTTTCGATAAGCTTCCAGAATCTATCAGAACAGGAATCATCGAACATAGAAAAGCAAAACTTAACAACACTGACTTTTCATGGACTGGATATAGAGACTGCCCTTTTGTAAACAAAAAACAAGTTGAAGAATATAAGGGCATTACCGGTTCAGGATGGTATTTACAAATGTATAAAATTATGGTATCAACCGCGGGCAACGCGATGCAGCGAGGTTATCCAATCTCCGCTCGCGAAGTAGCATGGATATGTTCAGATTTAGATAATGACACTGGCGGATGGTATGGAAAACGTGATATGACTAAAGAGGCGGAAAGAGCAATTGACTTTGTGTTCCGAAATAATATATGATTAAAAAAATAAAATTAGCATTCGGATTATCCGCACTTGCATTTTTCGCATATGCAGTAATTGCTCAGGAAGTTAAAGCTTCAGATGAAAATGGCGAAGTATATTGTTTAGCATTAAATATGTATTTTGAGGCTGGTAATCAACCAATGGCAGGTAAAATCGCAGTATCTCACGTAGTTCAAAACCGAGTAATTAATCCAAATTATCCAAGTACTATATGCGATGTTATATACCAAGCTAAATATGAAGTTAATGATAATGGCAAAGTTGTTCCGCAAAGACATATGTGCCAGTTTAGTTGGTTTTGTGATGGCAAATCCGATACACCCGAAGACAGTTATACTTGGGAAACTTCGTATTATTTGGCTTGGGCAATATTTTTAGGTGAATATGGAGATATTACTGAAGGATCTACGCATTATCATGCAGATAGTGTTTATCCTTATTGGGCAGATTCACTAGAAGAAACGGTTATAATTAATAACCACACATTTTACAAATAGGAGAAAAAAATGAATGTTAAAAAAATGTTACATAACCAGGTTCTAGTAACCTCTGTTGAACGAGAAGAAACCACTAGTGGTGGTATCATACTTACAAAAGAAATTACTAAAGGCCAAAAGCCGGCTTTAGTTTTGGCTGTTAGCACCGGTGCAATATTATGTGTATCAACAGGAGATAGAGTATTCCTTGATTGGAGCAAATCTATGCCGGTTGATATTGACGGTGAAGCTGCAGCAATTATTGATGTTGAACACATTAAAGCAATAATAGGAGAATAATATGTATACGTATAATGTAGAAGTGACAAGAGTAGTTGACGGAGACACGATCGATGTTAATGTCGATTTAGGCTTTGGAATGGTTTACAAAAAGCAAAGAGTTAGAATGATGGGCATTGATACTCCTGAGTCACGAACTCGAGATCTAGAAGAAAAATTCTATGGTAAGCAAAGCAAGTATTACTTAGAAGATTTATTAGATGGTCAAAATGTCTCATTGATATCACATGATAAAGGCAAGTTTGGTAGAATTCTCGGTGAATTATTTATTGACGGAGATTTTAATACTTCGGTAAATCAAATTATGATTAATAATTTCCATGCAGTTCCATACTATGGAGATTCTAAAGAATTGACTGAAGAACATCACATGGCTAATAGAAAAGCATTGAACGAGCAAGGTATTGTATATGAAGCTTGAAGATCTCAAAGGATGTTATAGCGCTATAGTTACTCCGGAGTTTATAGCTCGTAGGGATAAAATGGTAGAACACTTAGATGCAGGAATTCGTGGAGCAAACTGTGAATTTCCTGAACATGATCAGGCTAGTATGGATCCAAACCAAGTTTTATCTAAGGACGGAGAGATGCGGTATGACACAATGCATCTTGTTGATAATGTTACTTTAGATTATAAACAATATGCTAAGTCTGGTGTACATATTTCTCCATTTATAAAAAGATCAATTTTGTCAGGCCACACACAAAAACTAGTCATCTGGAAATGGTGGCCTAATAATTTTGCTCCAGATTTAAATGAAAATACACCAGTATCATACGAAATTTTAGGGGTTGTCGACGCGAAAGAAGCTGTAGACAATCTAGAATATGTAGATGGTAAACAAAGGTTTAAATTTCCATTAAAATAATTAAAAAAAGTGTGTACATTCTAAGTTACTTGTGTTATAATAACCATATCAAAATCAAAAAGGCATTATTATGAAATTCGATGAAGGCAAAGCTCCATTAGCTTTAATACCACCAGAAGCATTATTAGAAATCGCAGAAGTCTTTGGCTTCGGCGCCGAAAAGTATGGTGTAAACAACTGGCGTGATGACGGCGATTCAACGAGCAAGTTGCGAACTTATTCTTCAATCCAACGACATCTTAACGCTTGGCATGCAGGTGAAGACCTAGATCCAGAATCTGGTAAAACACATTTATCTCATGCCGCAACTCAATTAATGATCTTAATGATGCATTGCGCAGAACATCCAGAACTCGACGATAGGTATAAAAAATGAATAGTATAAGCGAAATTCGAGGTTTATTTAAAGCCAGACTTTTAAACAAAATGTTTACCGAAGACAGAAATGGCGGTAAAACTATTGAGTTAATCGGTGCATCCTTTGTTGCTGACGAACCTGCTATTTTTGGCAAACCCAACAAACATTACATCGACGCTGAAATAGATTGGTATATACATCAATCTACAAATATTAACGATATTTATCGTGGTGAGCGTGAACCACCGGAAGCATGGAAAATGACTGCTAATGATCATGGCGAAATTAATTCAAATTACGGACACTTAATTTTCAGTGAAAAGTATCATAATCAATTTGAACAAGTTGTACTAGAACTTACTAGAAATAGAGATTCGCGTAGAGCTAGTATGGTATATCAAAGACCTTCTATTTGGCACGAGTGGTATGAAAATGAAAAGAACGATTTTATATGCACTAATGCAGTTACGTATTATATACGAGACGATGTATTAGAATGTGTAGTTCAAATGAGATCTAATGATGTAATATTTGGTTACCGCAATGATTATGCTTGGCAAGAATATGTTCTTGGGGAATTAGCCGATGAGCTCGGAGTTGACGTTGGTCAAATCCATTGGCAAGTACAAAACCTACACGTTTACGAACGTCATTTTGATTTAGTAGTATAATATGTGGGAATCAACTAAAATTTACAAATGGGATAAAAGATATATAGCTTTGGCCCAACACATTGCGTTGTGGTCAAAAGACCCATCAAGAAAAGTAGGAGCAATTGCAGTAGGATCTAAGGGGCAAGTTTTAGCCCAGGGTTACAATGGATTTCCACGTGGAATATCTGATAGCGATACTATGTATCAAAATAAAGTTACTAAATATCAACATGTAGTACATGCGGAAATGAATTGTATTTACAATGCGACATATAATGGAACATCACTAGACGGTGCAACATTGTATATACACGGATTACCGGTTTGTTCAGAATGCGCTAAAGGCATTATACAAGTTGGAGTAACCAGAGTAGTAACAAAAGAAATTGACGATTCAATGCCAGAAAGGTGGGTTGAATCAACAGAGTTAACTAAAAAGCTGTTTACCGAAGCCGGTATAACTTATGACTTCATAGACTAAGAATGAAGCGTTCTTAGCTCAGCTGGATAGAGCAACGGCCTTCTAAGCCGTAGGTCGGAGGTTCGAATCCTCCAGGACGCGCCAAAAAAAGAGGAAAGAAAAATGTTATATGTAGATTACAAATTTGAAATGAACCAAGCAGGATTAACTTTTACAGATGTAGACAGTAAACTAGAACCAAACTGTCTATTAAAAATCAACCAAACTCCATTTAATATTGGTGATACATTTTTGTTAACAACCAATTCAGAAGGATGTCTATTTTTTAAAAAGGTTGATATTCTTATTGACGGAGCTGAAGTTAAATGTTCTAGTTGTGCTGAAAAGGAATTGCAACTAGAATTACCAATTGACCTACCAATGTATCAAGTTGGAATTTAATTAAGTAATATTATGGTAACTAAAAACGATATAACTGGAGATAGTATACGATCAAAATCCCTATCTAAGCAAGGTAGAGATAATTGGGATGCTATATTTGGTAAACCTAAAGTGAGAAAGACTACACCAGATCACGGTTCTACTAAAGTTCACAAAGACAAAAGCAAATATGAACGTAACGAAAAACATAAAACATTACATAGCGATGAATAGTATGGCAGATTTTGATCCGAACGAAATCAAAAACAGTAAGCGAATATTTAAAAGTGCTACACCGAAATATACATTAGATTGGTACATTAAATGGATCGCATCGGTTTTTGTATTAAGTGCAATGTCAATTAGAGGCATTGATGGATATCAATATTACGATGTTGTATTATCGGCTACAGGTATTTCCCTTTGGCTGTGGGTATCTATTATCTGGCAAGATCGCGCGCTTATTTTACTTAATGGCGTAGGTTTATTATTTTTGCTAAGGAATCTGTTTACTATATTATGAAAAAAACTGAATACTATTACGATTTTTTAAAGTACTTTGAGTTGGCTAAAGATCAACAGATAAAGTGTAATGTTCCTAATTTCATGCCTCATATGGAAAGCTGTATGAATGATGATCTAATGGAAAACGTTGAGCTATATGATGTAGTCGAGCGTAAATATGCCGGATTTTCTCAGATTATTAACGATATATTTTATGGTTGGACTGATAAACATCCGTATTGGGACAGAATGCAAGCTGGCCAGGCAACAGCACAAAGAGAGCTTGTTGCAAAAAACTGGACTGGAAAAACACATTCATTAGAAACTTGGTTATATTTGTTTATTCTACATAGAGTTACGGGCTCTGCGATTAATTACGGAACCAAGCCTTCTGGATATCACAATACGCTATTGTTTAAGCTACACCTAGCTGAAGACATTAACGATATGAAAAAGATTATTAAAGCTGAAGGTAAATTAGGAAAGCCATTTTATACTTCAATTGGATATCAATTCCCAGCATTTCCAAAACCAACATCTGATTATAAAAAGGGCGGAGACTATTTCTTATGTGAATATGCTCCGATACTGGCAAAAAAATTATCTCACTTCTTGGCTATTCCAGGCAAAAAAGATCTTAGAGAAGTTGGTGAATTCATGTTAAAATGGAATGTTGAAAACGGTTTAAGACGATACGCATTTCAATATGCTGCAGTCGTAGCTGATATAGCAGATTGGTTTCCACATTTGGTTAATACTGAGAGTATGTTTTATTACGGAACTAATGCGGTTGAATGCATCTCATATTTAGGAATCAACAATAATAAATTAAAGAAAGAAGATTTTTTAGATGAAGTTATGATGCAAATTTATAGTGACACTGGAAGTGTTCCTTATAATGCAGAAGATGTTTGTTGTGACTACATTAGATGGGTAGAAAATTATGTCAGACCTGGTAATGATTATGCTCATCTTGATTATGATAACCTATGGTCTAGTAGCGACATTAAAGATCACCCGAGAGGTAGACAAAAACCAATGTTAGAACTTGGTTTAATAGAAACGTTCAATGGAATGAAATCACATCCTTCAGATTTAAAAGTGTTAGACGATAATAATTTAACAGCAAATGATTATAAGGCTATGGTACAACATTTGATGATGGATAAGGATATACGCAATGCCTCATAATAATCACGTAGAAGACGGATTCAATAAAGACATCGGACTAATGCAACCGGAGGAAGCTAAGGAATATTATTTAGAATTAGCCAAGAATTGGGAAGATCCAAATCCAGCTCCAGTCGAGGTTATACATGACGGTATTAGAGTTATTAGAGATGACTTAATTGTAGGGTCTAAAACTAGAGGTGGAGATTGTTTAATAAGTACTATTAAGGAAGAAACAATCGCATATGTTCAACCACGAACCGGTTTAGCTGGTGTGAGTATATTAGATGCCGCTAAAAGACATAACAAAAAAGTAAGGCTATACATGCCATCTAGCAAGAGAATATCTCATCATCAAGCTTGTTGTATTGAGCAAGGAGCCGATGTTAGTTTCCATAGAATAGCAGCAATGCCAAATTTAAACAAAATAGCCTTAGAAGATGCAAGAAAAAACGGATATTATTTCGTACCATTAGGTTTAAAACATGAGATGGTTACTGCTGGAATGGTGAAGGTTGCGAGTGCCCTACGCGCACCAAACGAAGTTTATGTAGCCACTTCTACAGGTGTGCTAACCAGAGCGCTTCAGATTGCATGGCCAAATGCAAAATTTACATCTGTTGCAGTGTCTAGAAACATGAAAGCTGGAGAATTAGGAAGGGCTGCTGTTATAAGTGAACCTAAACAATTCATGGCTTCAGAAAAAACAGAGAACCTTCCACCATTCCCGTGTATCGACACATATGACGGAAAGGTGTGGAAGTACATACCAAAAAATACAGGAAGAGATATTTTATTTTGGAATGTTGGGCCAGAGCCTACATTAGATAATGAAATGATATATGAGACAATTGATAGTTATAGAGACTGGGATAAAAATTTATGATAACAGGAACATTTAATAAAATACCAAAGAAAAAAAATAGCCACGGTTTTGGGTGGGCTAGAACCTGGTCAGAAAACCTTGGAGTTGACATTAATCATAATGGAGATTATGTCGAAGTATTATATTTAGATCATGGAGTAAACTTCGGTGGATCTCTAAATTTATTTTCAGGATTCAATGATGAATTAAAAGATAGAATAAATAACTTTTTAGAAGCTAAAGTAATATATTCATTAGACATCGATATGCCTGACTATGGCGAAATGCTAAAGAAACGTAAAGATGTTACCGATAAAGATTGGTGCGATAAAGTAACTGAGAAATGTAAAACTGCAAAAAGATTAAAATCTACAGATATTGTAGATATCAAATGGTTAACAATAGGCGACTCACATACTGCAGCATACGCAAAAGAAAATTCACTTGTAATTAAAACTGATGGCTTAACTCTTAATGGTCAAATAAAAACAGATTTTGAATATGTTATACAGCATATAGAAGAATGTTTTCCAAGGGGTATTACTATGTCATTCGGAAATATAGATATTAGACATCATGTTTGCAGACTAAAGGCCTGATATAAAGCCTATGTTACAATCATGGAAAAAATTTGGTGATGAACTAGAGCAAAAGGGTATAAAGGTAGAGTATTCTACTCCATGGCCCATTGAGTTTGAAGAGCGTAAATTGCCAAAAACTGGCTATTATAAAGGCCAGCCTTTTTGGGGATCCCGAGAAGAAAGAATGCAAGCCTTATCTGAATGGATATCTTGCATGGATGAACTGGGTATGACGCGAGTCAAATACCCTGAAGAATGGCTTACTATGAATAGTGAGCAATACGCCAAAGACAAAATGGAAAGTGTCTCTTCGGTGCATCTATCACCAGAATGTTATCGAAGAAAAAATTGGGCAATTAACTGTGTACAATTGACAGATTTCATGTTATAATATACCATATACAAAATAAAAGAAGAGGAACTATGCCAAGTATTAATTTAAAAGCACAACCAAGAAAGTTTAACAAAAATCGGAAAGGAAAACGTGACGATCGTCCGCCACAAGATATGCCGTTTGATGTTGCTTTACGAAAGTTTAAAAAGGCTGTAGAAGCTGCAGGTATCTTACAAGATGTCCGTAAAAAAGAATTCTACGAAAAGCCAACAGCAAAGCGTAAGCGTAAAAAAGCCGAAGCTATATCGCGCCATAAAAGACAATTAAGGTCTATGGAACAAACACAATTCGGAAGGAGAAAAAGATAATGTCAGTGATGGATAAACTAAAAAAGAATTCGAAAATTAAAACATCGGACATATTAGCAGATTCAGTGTTCTTTAGCGAAAAAGAAATGACTGCAACAGAAGTACCAATGATAAACGTTGCGTTATCTGGAGATCCCGATGGAGGCTTAAGTCCAGGTTTAACTGTACTAGCAGGCCCATCGAAGCATTTTAAAACTTCATTTGCGTTATTAATGGCAGGTGCATATCTAAAAGAACATAGCGATGCAGTATTGTTATTTTATGATTCTGAATTCGGTTCACCTCAATCATACTTTGAATCTTTTGGTATAGATACGCAACGAGTATTACACACTCCAATAACAGATGTCGAACAATTAAAATTTGATATTGTTGGCCAATTAGAAAATTTAGATCGTAACGACAAAGTTATTGTTGTTATAGATTCTATTGGTAACTTAGCTTCTAAGAAAGAATTAGAAGATGCGCTGAACGAAAAGTCAGTTGCTGACATGTCAAGAGCTAAAGCACTTAAAGGTCTATTCAGAATGGTCACTCCTTATCTGGCTATGAAGAATATTCCTTTGCTTGCTGTTAATCATACGTATCAAGAAATCGGATTATTTCCTAAAGCGATTGTTTCAGGTGGTACTGGTATTTATTATTCAGCAGATAACATTTGGATTATCGGAAGACAGCAACAAAAGACTGGTACAGAAATTAAAGGTTACAATTTTGTAATCAATGTAGAAAAGTCTAGATTTGTAAAAGAAAAATCTAAGATTCCAATTACAGTAACATGGGAAGGAGGCATCGCGCCATACTCTGGACTACTAGATGTAGCATTAGCTGGTGGATATGTTCAAAAACCAAATGTAGGTTGGTATTGTAGAGTAGACATGGAAACTGGTGAACTTGTTCAGCCGAAGGTAAGAGAGAAAGATACGCTAAACGAGGATTTCTGGAAACCAATATTTGAAACTACCAACTTTAAAGAGTTCTTAATTGGCCACTACCAAATAGGACATAAACCATTATTAGACGTAGAGTTAGATATAGAGCAAGAACAATGATAAAAAATATGGATAATCATTATATAACTGTAGAACACCCAGAATCGGACTTTTATGCTATACATTTAAATGAGAATTCTCCTTATGATGGAGTAAGGTTTATTTATGGAACAGTTTCTATTAAAGAATCTCCGGAGCTAGATATGGCAACTTTGTCATTTACTTATAACATTAACGATCCAGGTGATTTTGACCACGACACATTGAAAGAAGACGAGAAATTTAATAATTATCTCGGCGATTTATTAACACATATTATTAACGAAGGGACAACAAAACTTGCAGAACGAGATACCAACACACGTACTAAGTCATCTACTAAATAACGAAGAATACTGCCGTCGCGTAATACCATACCTTCAGAAAGATTATTTCGAAGGTTGTCATAAAGTAGTATTCGATTTGATTGTAGGATTCGTAGCAACACATAATAAACTACCAACAGGTAGAGTATTAGATATTGAGCTACAAAAAGTTTCAGCACCAGACGACATATTAAATCAGTCTTCGATGTTAATTAACGAGATTAATACACAAACTGATTTAGACACTGATTACCTTATAAACGAAACTGAGAAGTGGTGCAAAGATAGAGCGGTCTATATTGCTATTATGGAGTCAATTGGCATTATTGATGGTAAAGATGAAGAAAAAAGCGAAGGTGCAATCCCCGAGATATTATCTACTGCATTAGGAGTTTCATTTGATCAAGCAATTGGTCATGATTACATTGATGATTCCGATGCTCGTTTTGATTTTTACAATAAAACAGAAGAAAGAATTCCCTGGGATCTTGAATACTTTAATAAGATTACTAAAGGCGGCATTCCAAATAAAACTCTTAATGTGTGTTTGGCTGGTACTGGTGTTGGTAAATCATTATTCATGTGTCACAATGCAGCTTCAGTATTACAACAAGGTAAGAATGTTCTATATATTACAATGGAAATGGCAGAAGAAAGAATCGCTGAACGTATTGATGCGAATCTAATGGATCTACCTATTCAACAACTTGAATCGTTACCTAAAAATGTGTTTGCTGAAAAAATACAAAAAATAGCAAAAGGCACTATCGGCAAGTTACTTATTAAAGAGTATCCTACTGGTGCTGCACATTCCGGCCATTTCAGGGCATTATTAAATGAATTAAAGATGAAGAAGAAGTTTGAACCTAATATCATATACATAGATTACCTGAACATATGTTCATCTTCTCGTATGAAAGCAATGGGTGGAAGTATAAATAGTTACACTTACATAAAAGCTATTGCTGAAGAATTACGTGGTTTGGCAATTGAGTTTAATGTTCCAATTATGACAGCAACTCAAACGACAAGATCCGGCTTTAGTAATACTGATGTAGGACTAGAAGATACTTCAGAATCTTTTGGATTACCTGCCACGGCTGATTTAATGTTTGCTCTTATTGCAACAGAAGAATTAGATGAACTAAACCAAGTTATGGTTAAACAACTTAAAAACAGATATAACGATCCGACGAAATATAAAAGATTTGTGGTCGGTATTGATCGTGCAAGAATGAAATTGTACGATGTAGAAGAATCAGCTCAATCTGATATAATGTCAGATATGAGTATCCCCGATAAACCAATCGCAACGTGGGGAGATAGAGAAAATAAAGATACGTTTGCGGAATTCAAAGTATAGGAGAAAAATATGAATTGGATAAAAGATAGAATCAAAGAAAGAACTTCCTTGGATGGGGTGTCACTCATCGTGGTATGCGGCTCAGTCGTGTTGTTTGGCGGTATTGCTAAACTAGTAGCATGGGCAGGTTTGGCGTGGGGTATATATACTCTAGTAAAAGGAGAAGCGTAGTGAATAGTTTAAAAACATTCTTATGCTCTCTTTTAATGGTAACATCGTTTACCGCTCAAGCAGATACTTCATATAATGTTTCGGTCACTTCAGATTATTTTTGGAGAGGCATGTCACAAAATGCAGGAAATGTTGCTTTACAAGCAGGTATAGATTATAACCATGAATCAGGTTTTTATGCTGGAGCATGGGCCAGTGAAGTAGATTATGGCGACACGGCTAATGTTGAATATGATTTTTATGCTGGTTACAGCACGGATTTAACTGACGATATTAGTGTAGACTTGGGTGTTATTCAATATAACTTTGATGGTAGTGATTATGATCCTTTCGAAGAAGTTTATTTTGGAGCTTCTTGGAAAAACACAAGTATGAAATATTACCGCAATACTGTTGATGCGCATCTAAGTTATTTAGAAGTATCACAAGCATTGCCATTTATTAAAGCAGCTAATGTGTCAATTGGATATGCTGAACATAAAGTTGCTGAAACTGAAATGTCTCATGTGATGTTGATGATCGCAAAGCCCGTAACAGAAAATCTAACAATTGGATTAATGGTAATGGATGGAGTAAGATCAGGTACATTTATGGATTCAGCCGCAATAAACTTAACTCTTAATTTCTAATATAACAAGGATAAACCATGTTTAAGGTTCGTGTAGTTTCGTATAGTAAGCCAGCAATTGGCGTTGATTTGAAAGATGATTTGTTACAAATGGTAGCATATTGCGCTAGGGTGTCGAATCCTAGTAACCAAAATAATGAAGAAACCGCAGAGAAATTAGTTAAATATTTGATTAAACATCAGCACTGGTCACCTCTTGAGATGGCCAGTGTCTGTATGGAAATTGATACAACCCGGGATATCGCAAGACAAATTCTTAGACATCGATCTTTTTCTTTTCAGGAATTTAGTCAGCGGTATGCTGATCCTACTAAAGATTTAACCTTTGTGACGAGAGATGCTCGGATGCAAGATAACAAAAATCGACAAAACTCCGTTGATATTCCTATGGAAGATTCTATACATCATATATGGGAATCATATCAAGAAGTCATTATTGAGCGTTGTAAACACGCATATGATTGGGCAATAAACGCAGGTATTGCAAAGGAACAGGCACGAGCAATTTTACCTGAAGGTTTGACAATGTCTCGTATGTACGTGAATGGAACACTAAGATCTTGGATTCATTATATACAATTACGATCTGCTAATGGTACTCAGAAAGAACATCAAGAGATAGCTAAGGCATGTGCTGAGGCAATATACCAAATATTCCCGCTTGACGACGTTATATAAACATAATTACATATAACAAATAGATATAAAAAATATACACTTTTTTTCAAAAAAAGGTGTACAAAGCCTTATAAGTGTGGTATAATGGTACCATATTAAAGATAAGGAACTATATTATGAATCAACTAATTGACCAAACCAACGAACTTCTAACCACTATGTCTAATGACTTAGAACAATGGTACTCACGCAGTGAGTTCTGTACCGATGAGCAGTACATAAAAGATAGAATGGAAGGTATCACGTATCACTTCGAAGAAGGAAGGAATTACATTAAGTTGCTCAAGTCTGAAGAGAATCAATATGATGGATCTCTTAGATCTGGAGTTGTTGGATTCATTGTAAAGAAAAGTCCAAAAGCAATCGATAATAAAACAAACAAACCTTTTAATGTTGGGGATATGTTGATGGCCGCTGGATATAACGCGCCATCTACAAACTTCGCAAGAGGTAACGTATTGACTGGATATAGTCAAGCGAATGTCAGATGGACAGGAATTCAATAGGAGTAAATTATGAATTTAGAAGAAGTAATAGCAAAATTAGTGGGTGTGACACTTAACGAATCTCAAGTAAGAGATATCGTTGGAGCGCCAACAATCGAAGAATCAGAGATTTGTGCATGTGGAGACAAACTAGAAGAATGTAAAGATTCTTATGTACACATGACAAGCGGTGTATAAAATACGTATAGAATCTATATACTATTTTCGCAAAAAAGGTGTACAAAACCTTAAAAGTATGGTATAATAGTACCATAAACAAAATTGATAAGGAATTAAATTATGAAAAATAGAAATATAAGTGATAGCTACGTAATGACTGCGTATACTAAAAGCGCAGGAGATATGCTAGAACTAGAAACCGTTAGGTCAACTGTAAAAGCCATAAACAAAATGGCTGCTCAGAAAGACAAAATGAACGATTACAGGTTTCAAAGCGGTTGGACAGACGTTGAACCGGTAAAATCTACTAGATACAGAGTTAAATGTCAAGGTAGAGGACCTAGGACTTCAGCTGCAATAGCTGACGGAAAACATCCTAGAAAATACGATCAGTCTCTTCCGTTAAGACATGCAGAAAGGATGGATGTTTATGTCTATACAATCTGAGCTAAAAGCTTTTAAAGAAATCACTAGTTGGGATGAATGCAAACATCCTGTTTTAAATCACACCTATATCTTAAACAATCAAGGTCATTGTGTTGGATTTAGATCTACAAAAACTAAAAAATACAAAGAGTTTAGTAAGCCTATGAAGCAGTTTTCAAAATCACGCAGGAAGTTTATTGAACTTAAACCAGTCGAAAAATATATGAGTAACGGATAATGGAACGTTTGGATAGTTGGAAAGTTATTGCAGTAGATAAACACAATAATTTAATAGCAGAATATTTATTTGCTATTAAAGAAGAAGCTTTGGCATTTTATAATGATATGATAAACAAGGATTACGAAACAGTATGCTTTAAGGTTATGTTGTGATAGAATACACTGCGTATTTCATAGTAATGATTGGCGCAGCATGGTCATCGTATCTCATCGGTGTCAAAGACGGTGGTGCTAAAATGATCGACATGCTCGAGATGGTTGGCATTATCAATGTCGATGATAACGATAATGTAACTCCAAATAAGCTGTATAATCCTAAAAATTGAGTTAAAAAATAGTATAAATAGTATTGTACATTTATTGATAAGGGTGTTATAATATTTTTATCAAATAATTAATAGGGTATAATACTAATATGAAAAGCTTAAGATATTTCGAACAAATCGAAGAACTTCAAGAAGCCGTAAAGCTAACTCCATCCGAATTGTTAAAACCAAATGCTAATACTGGTATAGACAGAATAGATATTTTAGCACGTCTTATAAAAGACGGAAAGCCCCTTGAATTGGCTAAAGGCGGAGTATTTAAAGTAACTGATATAGAAAATGCTATAACTTCAATTGAAATATTCAAAAAACTAAAAAAACCCTTTACTCTCATAGGTGGCGATAAAATGATAAGCTCTTCCGATCTAGGAAAGAGTAAAGTATTTGGAGGTGGAGGTGGAGCTGGCGGCGGAACTCTCAATACTAAAATCACAGAATCTCATCAATGTGTTATGTGTCAAGCTATGTTAGACAACGGAATGCAAGACGAAGAATTCTTTATGAATCACAATATTCTTAAAGCTGCATATAATAGAGTTTATGTCGATGCTACTTTAGATGAAGTATTATCAGTCGAAGATGGATGGTTCCATTCATCATATGAATCCGCAGTAATTCTTATTAAAAACGGTTACATAAATAAGTCGCAGACATTTCATAGAGCAAGTAAATTAATGAATACAGTATATGCAATGAAGAATGTCGCATATAAAAATTCTGATCAAAAACCTGTTAAAGATGATAAGTGGAACCCTGGAGATATCTGGGCCGTTAATAAAAGCTATAAATTGTCAACTCTTAGCACCGAAAGTATCGCAGCTTATAATAAAGCATTGTTACAAGCATTTGTTGATAGAGACTTGGTCGGAATATCATTAAAGCTTGTTAAGAAAACTGCTAAAGCTAAAGAGTACAATATTAAATTACCGCCTGATACTGACGACCATAAGATAAAAACTATAATGTTCCAAGGAGAACTTAGAGGAACCTTTTGGTCTAATAAAGGTGCTACTGTTATATTTGACGCTGGTAAGCTTGACCTAAGGGCTGGATCTGCTGGAGGAGCTATTAAAGCAGAAATCAGAATGAAAACATCGAGAGGCGGCGGTGCCGGATACGGAATTATGGCAGAAGGTATAAAGTCGGTTTTTGGAAAGAAAATACCCGACAATAAAGTCATTAATAAAATAGCTAAGAGTATTCTTAAAAAAGATAAAAGATCTATTAAAATATTTTATGAAATGTATAACAATTTTTATAAAAATGATTCATATGAAAACTTTGAAAAAGAATTGTTATTAAAAGACGTTTATTGGATAGGTTCAAAGCTAGCGTGTTTATATGTCTTATATTACGTTGATAAAAACAGCGGCACTAAAGCAAATCGTTGGATAACTAAAATTATAAACTATGCGGGATCTAAATCAGAAGATTCTAGCGCGTACGTGAAGGTATATCAATAATGAAATCAAATTTGACGAAAGTTATAAAATCATTTAAAAATCAATTATCGGAGGCCGCAGGTAAGAACACTCATATGATTCATATTGAGGATCTTATTCTTGACGGTGGAGTTAAGGGGGCGCGCCAAGCTATCCTCGCGCTTAGGTCGTTGCGAGATATGTTATCGGGTAATGCAAAATCTGCAGTAGACGTTACCGTAAAATGGGACGGTGCCCCCGCCGTATTTGCTGGAGAAGATCCAAGAGATGGACAATTCTTTGTTGCTAAAAAAGGAATCTTTAATTCTAATCCTAAGGTATATAAATCTCATGCAGATATTGATGCTGATACTTCTGGAGATCTTTCTAAAAAATTAAAAATGGCCTTTGATTATTTACAGCCTTTAGGAATTAAAGGCGTTATACAAGGTGACTTCATGTTTGATAAGTCTGACCTCAAAACTGAAAATATTGGTGGAGTAAAGCACATAGTATTTCATCCTAATACAATCGCTTATGCAGTTCCAACATCAACTGCATTAGCAAAAGAAATTTCAAGAGCTAAGATCGGTATCGTATGGCACACGGTTTATAACGGTGGTACATTTGAAACAATGAGAGCTGAGTTTGGCAGATCAATAGTCACTAAACTTAAACCGTCGAAAGATGTTTGGATGCAGGATGCAACACTAGATGATCTTTCCGGAACAGCAACATTAACAAAACAAGAAACAGATGAGCTTAATAAAAAGTTGTCTGATGCTGGTAAAATGTTTAAAAAGATATCAGGTTCTACGCTGAAAGAATTAGAATCTAACAGGGAATTAAACTTACTTATTAACGTTTATAATAACACTAAAGTGAGATCAGGGCAGAGAATTACCGATACTAAGAAGCATGCAACAGGATTAGTAATGTGGGTAAATACTAGATACCAAAAAGAAATTGATAAGAGAAGCAGTCAAAAAGGTAAAGATATTCAAATAGTAAAACGTGATCAATTATTACAATTTTTTAGCAAATCTAACATAAAAAGTTTACAAAATGTGTTCGATTTACAAAATTTAGTTGTGGATAGCAAATTAATTATTATAAATAAACTAAACAGACTAAGTAAAATTGGTACGTTTGTGAAGACTAAGTCCGGATTTAAAGTGACCAACCCTGAGGGTTTTGTTGCTATAGATCGTATGGAAGGTGGAGCAGTAAAGCTTGTTGATAGATTAGAATTTTCTACTAATAACTTCAGCAAAGATATTATAAAAGGTTGGGATAATCCTAACTGATATGGGGATACCGAGGATAACAATGAAATCGTTTAAAGAACACGACGCAGATCTAACTAATGAAACCGTAGACTTTTCGGAGGCTATGTCATTAGCACACAGAATGAAAATGAAAGCTTCATTTCGCAAGAACAAAGCAAAGATCGCACTTGGTAAAAAGAAAGCTGCGAAAAAACTTGCCTCCCCAGAAAAACTTAAATCCCGTGCCAATAAGGCAGCCAGGGAATTCCTAATCAAAAAAATGTTAAAAGGCAAAAGTAAAGCTGATCTTTCTTTTGCAGCACGTGCTGGTATCGAAAAAAAGTTAGCCAATAAGAAAGGAATGATTTCTAAAATCGCTAAGAAAATGTTACCAGGAATTAAGAAAAAAGACAGAGCAAAATTAAAAGATAAAGGTGAGAAGTAAATGGAATTTAAGAGTTTTAGTCAATATTTAAGCGAGGCAAAGGGCGAAGTCTATTTCGTCTTTGGTAGGTTTAATCCGCCAACACCAGGTCATGCAAAGTTATTTGACAAATTAAAGAAAACCGCAGGAAGTAATCCGTATAGAGTATATGCTTCAAAATCACAAGACGCTAAAAAGAATCCGTTAACATTTAAAGATAAAATTAAATTTTTGCGCAAAATGTTTCCAAAACACGCAAGAAGCATTATGGCGGATAGCGATGTAAGAACAGCATTAGACATTTGTGTTAAGTTATATAAGCAAGGTTTTACATCGGTTACAATGGTTGCTGGTTCAGACAGACTAAAAGAATTTGAAGTGCTTTTAAATAAGTATAATGGTGTAGATTCAAGACACGGCTTTTATAATTTTGAAAATGAAATAAAAGTAGTTTCTGCAGGAGAAAGAGATCCAGAAGCTGAAGGTGTTAAAGGAATGTCTGCTTCTAAACTTAGAGCTTTAGTTGCTGCAGGTGATCTTCAAGGCTTTGCAGATGCATCGTTAGAAATTCCAGGTGACGGAATACAAACTCTATACTATGCTATAAGAAAAGGCATGGGCCTTAAAAAAGAATCTGCTAGAAAGCATACACAACTAGAACCTGTATCAGAGAAAAGAGAAAAGTTTGTAAAAGGTAATCTGTTTAAGGAAGGTGACGAAGTCGTTTTAAAAGAAACAAATCAGGTTGGTGTTATTCAAAGGTGCGGTACTAACTTTTTAGTAGTTGAATTTGGAGAATGGAAGAAGCGCGTTTGGTTGGATGATGTAGAGCATTTAGAAGAAAAGAAATATTCTGATATGGATGCCAAACAAAAAGCAGCACATAATAAGCCAAGACCTAATGCTCCTGAAAGCGATCATACAAAAGATTTTAAAAAGAAGTTTGGAGAAATGAAAAGCTTCTCTCAGTCTTTAGAAGAAGCTGATGCAAAGAAAGCACTTCAAAATAAAGCAGATAAAACAAAAATGCCATACGGCATATTAAAAAAAGTATTCGATAGAGGATATGCAGCTTGGAGTTCAAGTCATAGACCTGGAACAAATCCAACACAGTGGGGATTAGCAAGAGTTAATTCGTTCGCGACAAAATCAAAAGGAACATGGGGCGGGGCTGATAAAGACCTAGCCGCTAAAGTAAGGGGAAGTTAATGAAAACGTTTAAAGAAATAAGAGAAAGCCAAACAATTTTAGAAAGAAATTTTAAAGTTGCGTTGGATTTTGACATGGGTGATCCAAGAGAATACGCTGATGATTGGGAATCTGATGGAGTTTATATCGATACTTGGGACAAGAGAGAAAACGAACTTGTTGTCATGAGTAGAGATAAAAGAGGTTTAGAAAAATGGTTGGTTGACGTATATGGGTTATCTAAAAAAGAAGTAAGAGGAATGGTAAAATGAAAAATTTTAAAGAATTGAGAACTAACTATAACACTCATTCTGAATCGGTTAACGAAAATTGGATGGATGACGAGCCTTATAGTAAAAAGGCTGCATCTGATTTAATCAGAACTGCAAAAAAATCTGTAAGTAAACTTAAAACGGAAGATGATTTTAATGATTGGATGTCAGATACTGGATATACTATTATTAAAAAATATCACAAACCAGGCCCTTTTCATAAAGGCGTAAAGACAGATTTCTTTAAAGATTCCGGTAGTGATTTATTTGCACGATACAAGAAAGAGTTATTAAAAGCATTAAGGCTTAAATTTGAAAACGTTGAAGAATCCTCAGCTTCATGGGCAAAGTCACTAGAAGATATTGCTAAGAAAAAGCAATTAGATAAAATATCTGATAAAGACAAAAAGACGTTAATGAAAATTGCTGCTATGATGGCCAAGGAAAAAAAGTAAGATGAATACTTTCCATGAAATTTTAAGAAGACAAAAGGCTGCTACCGAGTCTCTTCAGAATGCCAAGGATAAAAAGCTTTCAGAATCTGCTATGAGCGAAGGTCCATTAGTAATGTCTGATTCAGATATATTAGATACTATCTGGAAGAAAGTAAAACCAGAGTTACAAAAGGATATGTCTAAAGGTAAATTAGAAGTAGTTAACAACCTAGCTCGTATTGCTAAGTTTAAAATTACAAAGGACGGCCAAGCAAAAGGTAAAACATACAGGTACGACTTAAAGAAATGAAAACCTTTGCGGAACATTCTTTATATGAACAGGATCTGGATGAGGCCTATAACCTTATTTTACCTGTCGCTTTAAAGATTGGTAAGGAAATAGTAAAACTAGGCGTACCTAAGCTAAGCTTAAAAGCTGCTGTAAAAGGAACAGTAATTTATAGTATTGCAAAAAAATATGATTTAACCGCAATAATTGAAATACAAAAGTTNGGTATTGGATTAATAATGGATATTGGTAAATGGATAGGCGTTGAAATATCGGCCAAGTTNGCAGCTTCAATATTTACTAAAGCAGTTGCTGTAGGAAGTGTAACACTAGGTACTATACTNATAAGTATTTTAGCGGTTAAGAATAAGTCTAAAGCAAAAGAAATTTATGCTAAAGCACTAAAAATTAGTAATGGCAAAAAATCAGAATTAAAATCTCTAGATATTAAGTCCATAGGTAAAAAATTAACAACTAAAAAAGAAAAGTTAGAA